AACTTATTACGAGAAGAGATGATTTGGAATCCAGTATAAAATGTGTCTTCAGGACCAGTAGGTGTGTACGATTTACGATAACGATAAGCTTGCATCAATGGACTCCACTTGTTAGAGTTATATCCATTAGCCCAATCCCACATAGTACGTACAAAACAACTAGAAGCACCTTCAGGATTCAAATCACTATCTACACCGTTCTCAGTACGCAAGAAATGCATAGTGAGGTAGGGTACTTGTTTATGAATCGAAGAATCATCTGCCGTGTATGCACCTGTCTGTAAGAATGCTTTAGCATCTACACCGACACCATCAACTGTTTCCCAATCTGTGAAGAACGGGTTGTTGTAATAGCCGAATGTAAAGATTGCATCTGTACCGTCTTTAATAATACACAAATAACGACTAGACTGTAAACCAGCAGAACGACCAGCGTTAGGAATAACAACAGGCTCTGCACCAGCAAACACTTCATCAGTACCTGCTTGAATCAATACGTTACCCGTTCCAGATTGGAATGGCAACGACTTGAACACACTAAACACTTCAGCTGTGTATGTCGCATTATTCATAATACGATTAACATAGAAAGCGTTAATGCTCAAATCCAGAATCAATTCTTTAGTTACAGATGTGTTGGTAAATGGTACACCGTCTTTAAACAACCAGCGAATCTTTTTACCAATAGAATCGTATGCTCCTACAACCTTCTGCTTAGATGTGTTTGGGATATCTTCGTAGAATGTTTGAATAGTTGTTAGAGTAATGTTACTTACACCATAAGCACCGAACTGATCTTTAGCTACTACATAGATACCATCTTCTGACCAATAGAACACACGTCCAGAGTCAGTAACAATACTACGAGAACCTAAAGCACCGAATTCAGAAATCTTATCTACTTTGTAGTTTGTAGCAGAGAAGCCATAGTCACTACCACCAGTAATAGACCATACACCGTTGTTAGCAATAACAATGATAGCTGAGGATACGTTCACTAAGGCTACAACAGAGTCGAGGCCAGAGATACGAATAAAGCCACCATCAGTGTCTACAAGGTCAGCATTGTCTCGTGACGTAGGGTCGCCTTCCTGATAACATTTGTTAATGTCCTGACTGTTTTTAACCAGCTGAGAGAACACTACAAAGTTAGAGAGGTCGGGACTACGCTTGTTACCACCTGACACAGTGCCAGTAAAGCCACCGTAGAACACACGACCAGCAAACTCAGCAACAGCTGTAGGGCCACCTGTAGTAGCGTCAGCACCACTATACACCAATGATGTATAATCAAGTGATGGGTACTTAGCAGCGTTAGCTATAACAGCAGCGTTACGAGAAGCATTACGATCTAGCAAGTCAATAACAAAATAACCTTTAGCTGCAAATGTATCTGAACCAAGCTTCTCAACATACAAGTTCGTGAACATACGTTCATACGGAGTTGTAGTACCAGAAACTGGTTGATATTGCAAGCCTACCCATACAGCTTCTTGGCTGCTAGGGTAGACGCTAAGGTCTGTCTTATAGATGCCTGCTGGGTCATCCAGAGTACCTGCTGCATTCTTACGAGGAATACCCCAAGACTGGTTATAGAGGTTATACCATTCAGCAGATGTTAATGTAGCTGTACGCAGAGATGCATCAGCTTCACGAGCTGAGGTTTCTTCCAAGCCCCACACATCTCGTGTCTTAAGTGTTACGTTTGTCTTAGCAAAGTTTGTACCATCATATGTAACGAGAGCAACTGTCTTTGCACCAGAAACTACAACCAATCGTCCATCTACGCTAGCGAACGAATAAGGATTGGTTTCTGTAAATACTGAGCTTAGTGAACCCTTGTAACCATCGCGTGAAATCGCAGAGGCTTCCAAATCAAAGAACAATAAGCTGTTAGCAATCTGGAGAACCAAGAACACTGTACCAGAATCACCATTTACGTTACGCCATTCAAACGTAACAGGATCAGTGTTCAACAATGTAGCTGCATCAACAGGTAGATCACGGAGCTGGTAATCAGCTTCATAATCCAAGCCTAGACGACGATCACGAGTACCATCACGATTAAGTTGAAAGTTCTCTTCGTCGTATGAGGCTTCAGGAGGGAAGTTTACAGGACTAGCTTCTGTAATCAATCCCTTGATAAAATTCTTAAACTCAGCTTTGATTGATTTCTTTGCCATTCTTCACTTCCTTCACAGGCTTACTATCTAAGTATTTATCAATAGCAGCTTTAGCGTACACAGCGGTAGTGAACAAGCTGGTGAGTACATCAGGTACTTTACCACCCTTACCATCAGTCACAACAATATAAGATGTTGGAGTTTGGGCATGTGGCTTAATTTGGTAGCCTTTATAAATAGTAATCATTTTCTGCCGTAGTTTGGATATTGTACACCGCCTTCAGCTCGCCATGCTTTACGAGCCAACCAACGTTGTTGTCGTCCAGCTTTCTGTTCAGCTTTTTGGTTTGCCATTTGTTTCAGTGCCAAGAACGCTGTGCTCTTAGCTTCTGCCAACAAAGCAGGGAATGCATCAATAGGGAGTTCAGGAATTGCTTCGTTAGTACGAACCCACACTGGAACAAGGTAAGACAAACATTGTGTCTTGCTCTTCTGCAATGTAGTTTCTTTTGTACTGTCCCACGAATCAGTTACAAGATATGTGTCATCAAACGAAGTCCAGTATTGTGGAGGCTTGTCGTTGATGATAAGGAGTTTAGAACCACCGTAGTCAGTAACAATGGTTACGTTGTCTAACGTAGCATTACGACTAGAGATGTAACGCAAGAATGCGTCTGGTTCTTTATACACTACATCTTGGAGTAGTGGTTCTGACACAGTACCGTTGTCATATTTAAATGACACAAGTTCTTTAAGGTTGTCAGGGAGTTTCAAGTAATTAGGTTTAGCTGTACTACCAGATGCATCCATCTGGAACAGTTTACGCATGAAAGGCCAATTACGGTTGCCTAACATCTCGTAGTAGCAATCCTTAATGATCTGAGCTACTTGCTGTGCTTCAACTGTATCATCTAAATTGTTAACTTCGTCAGCATCCATTTCGTTCAGAATACTCTGAATCATTTCAAGTAGCGACATTTTCATTAGAGTGCCTTAATCATTTTCATTGTGAGGGCTGAGTTGTTAATAACAACGTTGCCTGTAACATCTGATGCAATGAACAATTGAATGTAGTCGTTTGCAGCAAGTTGAATAAAATCACTAGCAGCAAGAGTACCGTCATCACCATTTGAGTTAGACTTAGTTACAACTTTCATATCAGAGAATGTTGTACCGTTAATCTTAAACTTCATTGCCACTTTAGCTGTGTTACTTGGGAAACCTGTGAGACATGCCCAGAAGTTCAAATCGTAAATACCTGCGTAACCAGCTGTCAATCGGTTGGTTGAAAATGTAACACCATCACCTGTGCCGTTAGCAAAGGGAGCACCAGAGCCTGTCAACAATACGTATTGACTAGCAGTGTTCAATGTTGCATCAGCAGCAGCTGTTAACGCAAAAGGCGTAGTGTTGTTCGTGATATGCATCTTACCAAAAGAATAATCACGATAGAGGTCAAAACCATTAGAACCGTCTGTAACAACTTTCAATCGTGCTACACTACCGTCACCTGCTAAACCTGAGAGCGTTTCAACGCCCACTTTCTTCCAATCACCTGAACCACTACCATCAGCAAAATACGAAGTATTAAGTGCGGCAGATGCTACGCCTTTAGGCTCATGCAATTGTGCGTCTGGAATATTGCTATGTTGTATCGCCATAATCTGTCCTTAGAAACAAAAAAAGGAGCACAGAGGCTCCTTTAATTGTTGGTTATTAAGCCTTGGCTTTGCTGAAGAATTCCAACACCAAAACAGCTTTACCAGCACTGGTAGACGTAGGAGATGTACCACCCATGTCGAAAGCAATTTTAGCAGCAGCGGTTGTACCTGTAGAGGAGTTATAAGCCCAAGTACCAGCACCAGTAGATGCGGGAACCTTAGAACCAATGTTCTCCAATTCAGCTTCAGTCAACACGATGCCGTTGGTTGCAACAGAACCGTTGATACCAACACGCACTGTAGGGCTTGTACCACCCAACACGAATGCTTCATCAACGCGCAAATCAGCACGTTTAAACAGAGCACCCTTTGGCAGCACGACAGGAGGAATGAAACCATCATTCAACATCGAACCTGTGAGCACAACGCTCAGACGGATGAGACTGCCATCTTGATCTTCGAGACCAGCAGATTGACCAGTGCTACGAGCACCGTAGTTTTGATACACGCCGATACCAGCTTGATTTTTAAAAGTCATTATATTACCTTTGTTCTTTAATAGGGGAGACTAGCTCCCCATGTTTTTATTAGGCGTTAACAGCCGAGGTGATCACGATACCGAGGGTATCAACACGCTGCGTACCGAAGCCCCAACGAGCAGAGGTAACGAACTCATCACGACGCAAGTCTTTATTGCGTTCGCCTTCAACCTTAGGCATACGACGCCATGCAGCCATGATTGGCTTGGTGTTGTCATCAGCCACAGACATGAACACGTTAGCAACAGCGTTAGACACAGAGGTAGTGCCATCGCTGAAAGTGCCAGTATCCAAGCGGTTAGAAGTGATGATGTTCCAGCCAAACAAGTTCATCAAGAATGTGTGTTCACGATCGAAACCATTCTCAAGAATCTTCTGACCGAAAGGAGTCACATCACGGGCCAAAGACACAGTCTTGTCCAGAGTAGCGGCAACGACAGGGTCAACCACAGCGATACGACCAGCCATAGGCACGTTAGCCTTGTCGAAAGCCAGCTTCATAGAGATGAAGTGATTCAACGAAATAACGTTGTTGGTCTCAGCAGAAGCAATACGGTGAGCGAAACCGTTCACTTGGTTAGCAGCTGCGTTAGTTTGAGAAGTGTTAGCCTTCTTCAAGAAACGAGTCTCGAAGATTTCCTGGATAGCACGAGTAGATTCGCTAGAGCGAGCACTCATCAGAGCTTCAACTTGAGCACCGTCTTCACGCAGCTCATCAGTCACATACCAAGCATCGCCAACGTAGTCGGTGATAGTCAGAGTAACTTCACCAGATTCAATTGGTGTGTAGTCGAAAGCAACTTCTTCAGCGCCGTCTTGAATGGTAACAGTACCCACAGTTTTAATGTGGAGAGTAGTACCAGAACCGAAGTCAGAGACGTTACGGTAGAACGAGCCAGGGAGCAAGCCGTCTTGCAGGTTGCGAAGAATAAAAGCCGAATACTGTTCTGCTTCGATAAAAGCAGTACTATTTGCACGATTTTGAGACATTAATTGTCCTTATTTAAAATGTTTGAAATATACTTTTGGGTCGGTGAGATCGTGCACAGACAAACCTTGTCCGTGAAGCTCATCAACCATTTTGCGAGAATTAGCGCTTTCCTCACGCAGATCAGAGGTTGTGGCTCCAATCAATGTAGGCTTAGCGTTCTTACTCACGAACGATTCTTGTGCTGGCTGAAACGCACTGGTGTTGATGCTACCTGAGGAAGCGTTACCAGTAGGTTTAGCACTACCATCCAAGCCGAGCAACTTAAGTGCTGCTGTGGGGGTACGTGCTGCCAAGGCGTTAATGTCTTCCACCGACATGCCGAGTTCTTTTGCTTTTCCGTAGAATACCTCTTCAGATTTCTCACCGAACGCTGACGTTACGGCGGAGACTACTTTGTTTAGGTTTTGCTTGGAAACTTCTGCTTGTTGTTGGCGTGTAAGTGTTTGAGTCACTAACGAAGCAATTTGCTCTTCTGACAATCCTGGAGTAGCTGGTGGGCTAGCAGGTGTATTGTTCTGTTGAGTGAGTGCTTTCAAAGTATTTTCAAGTTCAGTGATCTTAGCAGCTGCTGCTTTCGCTTCTGCCAATTCTTGTTCCTGCTGTCGTAGCTTATCGCTTAGCTGAGGAATATAGTCTTGCGAATGCTTCAACGCGTTAAGAGCATCTTCAACTGATTTATACTTTGTTTCTCCACGGTCATTCTTAATCGAACTGAGCAGGTCTGCTAACTGATTGGATTGATTACCGTTTGGTGGTGTGCTTGCACCACTATTGTCTGGGTTTGCAGGGGTCTGCGGATTTTGATTATTAAAAATCGAGGTCTGGTCTGACACTGATTTAATTCCTATACGTATAAAAATTGGCGAGGCACTAGGGATTTGAACCCCAATTACAAGGTTTTGGAGACCTGTGTGTTACCATTACACTAATGACTCATGTATATACTACTTAAGTATATTAGGATAAATAACTATATAATTCTTAATCGTTCGTTACACTCACTGATTAAGTATACTATATAAATACTTACGTAAGTATATTACTTCGTTTTCGTTACTTTTTCGACAGAGTCATTAGAAATTAATGAAATAATTTCATAAATAGCTCTTTCAAAGCCAATATAGTCAGCTTGGGTCAACGCCCAAGAGGGAGAATCGTATTGATTCTTCTGTCTAACTTCTTTGCGTAAAGTGTTAACTTTATCTTCTAGAGTTGCCGCTAGGCGTTCTCTAAAGAAGGCCGCAGCCTTGAAATCACTTTCAAGTTCTACGGCACGTTCCTTAGACAAACCTTTAGTAAGGATTGTTTTCATTATTCAGTTACAGGCATAGATTGTTCAACCATCAAGTCTTCTTGAGCTTGTCCAGCTAAACGTTGGGTTTCTTGTTGTTCAAACACTGCTACGTTAGGACGTACCAAAGAGTAGCGTTGGAAGTTCAACAGGTCTTCAACAGTCTTAGCCAAAGCAATAGAACTGACGTGAGGAGAGATTTGTGCCCAGATTTGTGTGTTAGAGAGTTGTGTAAGGTTTTGTACCATTTGAGCTTGAGCAGCAAAATGTCGAGCACCAATAGGACGAAGAATGCCAGAGGCAGTAATATCGTCACGAGTGATTTCCATAAACTGTTGTACGCCCAAGTCATCGTTCATTACACGAATAACGTCTGTACGATCAAGATTGCGTCGTCCTGTTTCCAACATACCATTAAGCGTTGGTTCCAGCAATTCAATCTCGAATGTAGTGATTTTCTCTTGGAAAATACGACCAGCTGCGTTCTGCAACTGTTGAATTTCAAAAGCTGTCTTCTCACCAGCAGAACGAATACCCATAGCTTCACGAGGAGCGCCAGCATACTGTTCCATACGCATTTCGATCTTATCGAGGTTTTGCTCAGCTGTAATCACCCATTGGACGTTACGAGCCAGTTCAGTAACACTACCGTTCTCATCAATGTGAATCTCTTCACCAGGGCCATAATTAAACTGTTCAACCTCACCAGCAATAACCAGAGGAGGAAGCACAGCTAAGTCCATAGCGTCTGCTTTCAAGTTCTCAAGATGGTCAATACGATATTGCATCCCCACCAAGTTCTCTAAAGGCCCCATAGCCCAGAGATTATCAGGACGGGTACGCCAACCTACGTGGTAGATTTCAGGGCGGCCATTCCAGCTTTTAACGGCTTCGTTACGAATCATAAACATACGATCAATAACAGTAATCACACGACCTGTTTGCAATTCATTTGTTTCCAAATTATGCAAGTCACCGTGGAACTCTAGCATCTCAAAATAACCACTCTGCAAGTAATCGCTGTAGTTACCAAAGCCATCAATGTTAAAGCCTTCTGCTTTATCAAGATCATCAACACCATAAGCATTACGTTGCTTCTGCATCTTGTCTCGTTTAGCCAAAGCCTTCTTCAAGTATTGGTTCTCAGGATCATCCATAGCCATACGATGCAATTCACCAATTGGCTTCAAGTAACGAATGATCTTGAATGATTCAGTAAACGTCTGTGCTAAGGGGTTAAAAACAATGTCTAAGGGGCTAATACGACGTAGGCGAGGGCCAATGTACTGTACAGACTTTTCACCGTCTTTATTGACCGTATATGACGATTCAAAGTCTACAGTTGCAAATGCATTACCATAGTCAATGTAGTCATACACACACTTACTCATCTCAGTACGGAAGTGACTTTCTCGTGTCTTGTTAGACATATAGGCTTGGATGGCCTGTGCCTTCTTCTTTGTTCCATCATTCTGTGAATAGCCTTCCCATCGTAACCATTCGTCATTGGGGAACAATGCAGAGACATAGTTAGAATGCAAGTTGTCACGAATCTGGCAAAGCTTTGGTAGAGTAGTGCTGTTCTTCCAAGGAAGGGTTTGATTGCTAGTTGTACGTGTGTCCGTAGCAAAGACATAGTTACGAATCTCTTTCCAGAGTTCGATCTTCTCTCTGCGTTGTGAGTTATACGTATGCCACGTATGAGCAATATATTTGGCTTCGTTATCCTGACCAAATTTGACAGCAATTTCTAGAGGTTTGTTTGACATTAATTACCTATACATAACACCGCCGAAACGCGG